TGCTACTCTCCGATTTCCTCCAGGGTATTGTCGGAAAAATCCCGGAAATTGTTCAGAGCGGAATAACTATGATGGATAAGCTGGCGCAGGGACTGACCTCCCAGGCCCCGTCCATCGTTTCCCTGGCCGCCCAGATCGCCATTCAGCTCATAAACGGGATGGCAGTGATAATTCCTCAGTTTATCGAGATGGGCGCAACCCTGATCGTGCAGCTGGCAGAGGGAGTGGCACAAGCGGCCCCACAGCTGGTGGTATCTGCCGTCAATGCCATTTTCATGGTGGCACAGAGCGTCCTGTCGCAAGCACCTCAACTCGCCTCCGCTGGGATTACTCTCATAGGCGGCCTACTCGAAGGTATCCTCGCAGGGCTTGACTACATATTCACGGACGGCGTAGAAATCGTCCAAAATTTGGTCGATGGCATCCTTTCCGCTCTGCCGGATTTGATAGCCCAGGCCGAAACCGTGGTTTTCTCGTTCCTGGAGGGGCTCTTATCCGCACTGCCGTCAATTTTGCAAAGCGGTGCTGACTTGGCCGTGAGCCTACTCGAAGGGGCGGTCGGGGCGCTACCGTTAATCGTTCAAGGTGGATCCGATCTGGTGCTGGGTATCGTAGACGGCATCGCCAGCGCACTTCCCTCTATCATTTCGTCTGGAATTCAAATAATCGTCCAGCTGGCACAGGCTATTCTGAGTAGCCTACCCACTATCCTGGCGGCTGGAATTCAGCTGGTGATCAATCTCGCCCAGGGCATCATTCAGGCACTGCCTCAAATCATTCAGGCCGCCTACGATCTGGTCACCGGCCTCATTCAAGGCATCGCACAGATGCTGCCTCAGATTTTGATAACCGGCGTTCAGCTGGTAACGCAGCTGGTGATGGGCATCGGACAGATGCTGCCCATGATCATTCAAGCCGGAATCGAACTCCTGATCGGTGTGATTCAGGGAATTAGTTCCAATCTGGGCACTCTGCTGACCAGCGGAATTCAAATCATTCTGACTGTGGCAGAGGGCATCATAAGCGCAATCCCGGTGCTGATCGCACAGATTCCAGCACTGTTCTCCGGCATCATTCAAGGCATTTTCAGCATCGACTGGATTCAGGTCGGCACCGACCTGCTGAATGCCATCAAGGACGGATTTGTGGAGGCCATTTCTGGACTCCTCGAAGTCGGAAAGACCCTGTGGAATGGCATCAAATCTATATTCAGTGGGGGCGGCGAAGATGCTGCAGATGCAGCCGCCCTCGGAATCGAAGCCGGAACCCCGGCCATCGAGTCGGCGGCAGAAACAGCGGCCACCACCGCAACCGCCAGTTTCCAGCTGGACACCACACAGCTGTCTCAGTATGGCGTAGAGGCCAGCGCAAGCCTGACGGATGGAATCCTGTCCTCCACCGGCCTCGTGCAGACCGCTGCGTGGGCAAACGGGGAAACCGCCGTGGAGAGCACGGCCAGTGGAATCACTGACAGCCTAACGACTATCTCCACAGCCGCAACCCAGGCCGGAACCACCCTGACGGACAGCATGAACAGCGGCATTGTGGCGGGAACGTCCAATCTGAACAGCACTGTCTCGGAACTTGGCACAACGGCCACCACGGCACTGAACACGTCGATCACCGACAATCTCCCGGCCATAGATGCTGCCGCTCTTGCTTCCGGCTCGGCCATCACGGACGGCATCACATCCGGCATCGATGGCGGAATGTCCGGGGCAACATCCTCGGCGGCAAGCGCCAGCGTGGAAACCATCAATGCGATGGCAGACGGGATCGCCCAGGGCGCAGACACCATCACCGCCACCATCGATCAGCTTACCGAGACCGTCACGTCTGCCCTGAATCAGTGCTGGGCCGATGTGGCAACCAACACCAGCAGTGCATGGACGGACATCGGCTCCGGAATGACAGATGGGCTCTCAGCAATGGTCTCCTCGGTCAGCTCGCAAATGGCCTCCATGCAAACCGGGATCCGTACCAGCATGACCAGCACGACCACCACGATTCGCACATCTATGACCCAGATGCGCTCTGTCATGCAAAGCGGGATGACCGCATCTCGGACCGTCATGACAACCGGGATGACCGCCATCAAAGTGGCCACATCCTCTGGAATGACCGCAACCGTTCTGGTGGTTCGGACGAGCCTCACACAAATCACCACACTGACTAGCAGTCAAATGCTGGTCATCCAAAAGACGATGTCCACATCGCTCACGGCCATCAAGAGCGATACGACATCCAGTCTGCTGAGCATCCTCAGCACAACAAAATCTACCTTCACCAGCATTTCCGCTGAAATCACAGCAGAAATGAACAGGGCAAGAGCGGCGGTTTCAACAGCCGTTTCCGCTATGAAGTCCTCGATGAATTTCACCTGGAGCTTGCCCTATTTGAAGATGCCACACATCACCATCACTGGCTCTTTCAGCGTCAATCCGCCCACAGCTCCCAAATTCAGCGTGAGCTGGTACAAAGAGGGCGGCATCCTGGACGGTGCCCAAATCTTCGGGGCCATGGGCAGTACCCTTCTGGGCGGCGGCGAAGCCGGACAAGAGGCAGTCCTGCCCCTGGCGGAGCTGTGGGATCAGATGCGATCCATCATGGCAGAGGTGGTCAGCGAGACCTCAAATGACAGCAGTCTCGGCCTCCTGGTCGAGAAGCTGGATGCCATGGCAGCCGGGGCAAATGAGCCGTCCATTTCGGATCTGCTGGACTGGCTGAATGGTGACCCTGATGATGACGATGATGAACCGCAAGACCAAGGCGGCGATGCTCCCATCTACCAAATCACCTATGCTCCCACCCTCCAATTCTACGGCGGCACCCCCACGCAGGATGACCTCGTAGAAGCCCAGAGAATGAGCCAAGAGGAATTCAATGAGATGATGGATGAGTGGGTCAAAAGCAATGACCGAAAGAACTTCTAAGGGGGTCTGAGTAATGGCAACCTACACAACGGTTTCCGGGGACACCTGGGACATGATAGCACGGCAAGCCTACGGCGATGAACTGCTGGCACACCACATCATGCAGGACCGGGAGAACATCACTCTCTTGGATTACCAGGTGTTCCCCACGGGAATCGAAGTCTACATCCCTGACCTTTCGGAGACCCAGACCTACGATGACGATCTGCCGGATTGGAGGAAGGACTGATGGCAAGCGCAAGACGGGCCACAGTGTCCATGACCTACAACAACAAAACTGCCTCCCAGATGGCAGAATACCTGTCCAGCTTCAAGTACTCCGATGTGGCATCCGGCTCCAGTGACAGCATCACGGTGGAGCTGAGCGACAGAGACCGGCACTGGATCGGCGGGTGGTTCCCCCAAAAGGGGGACCGCCTGAAGCCCACCATCAACAGAATCAACTGGGACACGGACGGGAAAACAACTACCCTCAACTGTGGAACTTTTGTAATTGATGATTTTTCTTTCAAGGGCGGCCCAATCCGATGCACGATCCAGGCACTGGCACTGCCGTCCACCTCCGGCTTCAAGGCCACGGAAAGAACGTACACCTACGAAAGCACCACGCTCAAAGAAATCGGCCAAAAGGTAGCATCCCGATCTGGCCTAACCCTGTACTACGATGCCAGCAATATCAGCATCGAGAGCGTGGCTCAGGACAATCAGACAGATTGCTCCTTTTATAATGATTTGCTGGTGAAATTCGGCCTCGCCATGAAGATCTACAGTGACAAGCTGGTGGTTTTTGACGAAGCCACCTACGAGGCCAAAGCCGTTGTGGCCACTATCACGGAGGCAGACTTCGAACCCGGATGGCAATGGAACACATCTCTGGCCGGAACTTATACAGGCGTGAAATATTCCTACACCCACACGACCAAAAATAAAACGTTCACCGTGGACATCGGGTCTGGAGACCGCTACCTGACTTGTGACAAAGAGGCAAGCAATCAAACCGAGGCCACGCTGATTGCCCTGGCGGCGCTGAATAACGCCAATAAATCCACCACCACCATGAAGATCACTATGCGGACACCGGCCTGGAACATCGTGGCCACGAACTGCATCCAGATTAATGGGCTTGGAAATTTAAGCGGAAAGTACTATGTCGAACAGGTGGATACCACCGTGGGAGAGGGCACAAAATCCACCCTATCCCTCCGAAAAGTCGAGAAGCGTTTTGTCAAAAAGGCAGAACCCGTCCAGCCGGTCAAGGTGGCCAGCACCACGGCAGAGGCGGCAAAGTCCTCTACCACATTCAAAAAGGGAGACAAGGTGCGGGTCAAGAAGGGAGCCAGAACCTACAACGGCGTGAAGCTGGCATCCTTTGTGTACACCACAGTCTACACCGTAATCCAGGTCGGCGGGAAGAACCTCTCCAGCGACCGCATCGTCATTGGAATCAATGGCGTGGTGACCGCTGCAGTGGCCGCATCCAATCTGTATTACGCATAAAAAGGAGGAAAACCAATGGACAATACAACGCCACAGGTGCTCCGTGTCGGAATGATCTCCAGCGTGAACTACAAAGACGGCACAGCCAGGGTGACCTATGAGGACAGAGACAGTGCTACCACCAAAGAGCTGCCTTTTCTGGCCTGGGTCTACTGGATGCCAAAGGTGGGAGAGCGGGTGCTGGTCGGCCACCTGTCCAACGGCACCACAGCCGCCGTGATTCTCGGCCCCGTATGGTGTGAGGATCATCGCCCCGCCGATTCCGGCTCCGACCTCTACCGCCAGGAACTTAGCACCACCAGCGGCCAGGGCCTCCTGGAGTATTCCAGCAAGACCGGGATCCTGCGCCTCCGTGCTGAGCACATCGAGCTGGACAGCTACAATGACGGGGTGGACACGACCGTGGCCGCCCTGATCAGCAGGATCAGAAAGCTGGAACAGCGATGCTCTGACCACGGCATCTAAGGAGGGGTGATCTATGGCCACAATTGGCAGCTGGGGAACAAATCTCATTTTTTCCACCAGCGATAGCCGCATCCTGACATTTTCAAATTTCAAGCGGACGGTATCCTCCACCTGGGTGACCCACAGCCGGATCGGCAAGAAAGACCGTTCGGAGTTCGCCAGGGCCGGCCTTCAAAAAGTCACCTTCACCATGGTCCTGGATGCCACCCTGGGTGTGAAACCCAGGACTATGCTTGAAACCTTGGAGTCTGCTGTGGAAAACGGGCTGGTTTATCCCCTGGTAATCGGCGGGAAGAAAGTCGGCCAGAACAAGTGGAAAATCAACAGCACCAGTGAAGCCTGGGATGTACTGCTGGCACAAGGTCAGCTTGTCCGGGCAAAGGTCGATGTCACCATGGAGGAATACCTATGACACTAGCAGATGTGGAATTTAACGTCCGGGGAACCCTGGACGAACAGGAGGATGTTCTGCGGTGCCTTCGGAACCTGATCCTGACACCGGCAGGAACAATCCCCTTAGATCGAGACTTCGGAATAGACACTTCCTGCCTTGGGTACCCAATCGATGTGGCTCAAAACGTTTTTGCCGTTGAGCTGATCGACAAGGTGCAAAAGTACGAACCTAGAGCCAATGTTGTCGAGGTGTCCTTCACCCCGGACAACAATGGCCGAATTACAGCAGAGGTGGTGATCACAAGTGGCTGACACATTGCAATCAGTCTTTGACCTTCCAGACGTATCTTTCACCGACAACGACACGCTCCAGGCCATGCAGGAACGGCTCATCACGAACTATGAGGCGAGATACAAAGCGGTCACCGGCACAGAGATAAGCCTCGCCCCGGCTGACCCGATCCGCATTCTGCTCTATGCCGTGGCACTCGATCTGTACCAGGTCGAGCAATATGTGGACAGAGCAGGAAAGCAAGACCTGCTGAAGTACAGCTACGGAGAATTCCTGGATAACCTGGCCGCTGGCCGTGGCGTGACCCGGCAACAGGCAGCGGCGGCAAAGGCCACGCTGCGCTTCACGCTCTCCGAAACCAGAGACTACGCCATCGGAATTCCAGCCGGAACCCGTGTCACCAACGGTGACGGCGTTTACTTCCAGACCTCCGAATACGGAGAGGTGGAGGCCGGGAACCTGACGGCTGACATCGAGGCGGAATGCACCGAGAACGGCATCGAGGGCAATGACCTGGTGCCTGGACAGCTGAATATTCTGGTCGACCCGGTGGCCTACGTTGAGAAGGTCTCTAACATCGACACCTCCAGCGGCGGCACCATCCTGGAAACCGATGATAGTCTCGCAGAGCGGGTGTTCCTGGCTCCGTCCAGCTACAGCGTGGCAGGGCCAGATGCAGCCTATATTTATTGGGCAAAGACCTACAACACAGGCATCGGATCCGTTAAGCCCACCAGCCCGAATCCATGCGAGGTGGTGATCTACATCCTGATGCAGGACGGCTCCATCCCAGAGGATGGAGTGGTCAACGGCCTGCAGGAATACCTGGCAGATGGGAGCATCCGTCCGCTGACGGATAAGGTCACCGTTAAGACCCCCACCGTCCAGGAATTCAGTGTGGAGATGACCTACTACATCAACCGAAGTGACAGCGCATCCGCCGTCACAATCCAGCAGGAGGTGGAAACCGCCGTGGCCGAGTACATCAACTGGCAGACCACGGAGATCGGCAAGGACATCAACCCATCGGAACTTATCAAGCGGGTGGTGGCTGCCGGTGCCAAGCGGGTCGAAGTCACCTCTCCCTCATTCCGAGCCGTGGCCGAAACCGAGGTAGCACAATGCACCGGGCAGACGGCCATGTACGGAGGGCTGGAAGATGATTAATCTCTATGATGGGCAGCTGACAGACCTCCTTCAGAACTGCGCAGGGTACAACGCAGAGATCCAGGCACTGTCCTATGCACTCCTGCAGGAGAAACGCCGGATTATGGAGCTTGCACAGCAGACCAGAACTCTTTCCATGATCGACCAGTTGCCGGAGGCCATCTTAGATGTACTGGCGGTGGAGCTTCGCACCCCGTACTACACCATGGACATGACCATCGACCAAAAGAGGGAGATCATTAAAAACACCCTGGTTTGGTATTATCATGCAGGAACGCCGTCCGCCGTTGAGGAACTCGTGGCCTCCATCTTCGGACAGGGTCAGGTGGTGGAGTGGTTCGACTTCACAGAGGAACCGTTCACGCCGGGAACCTTTGACATCGTGACCGACACTCGGCTGACGGAAGATATTGTCTACCGATTCCTGCAGATCATCAGCCAGGTGAAAAACACCCGATCCCATGTCCGCCGTGTCCTGGTGGAACGGCACCAGACCATGACCGAAAACATCGGCGTGGCCTCGGTCACTGCGCCAGAAACCAATGTGCTGAACAGCATCCAGCTGGACGGCTCCATCCACGGCCAAACCGTGGGTGCGGCGGGTGCCACTTCGGCACCCAAAGAAACCATTATGAATCACGCTCCCGCCAGATCGAGAACCGGGGCTGGCATCAACCGTGTCGGTGCTGTGCTGACCATTGAGGATGTCCACCTGACAATCACCAATGGCACACCACCCAGCACAGAGCAGATCGGACAGACCCAGCGGATCGCCTCGGTGGCGGTAGCGAATTCACATATAACCACATCATAAGGAGGTAAAGCACTATGGCTGGAGTATTCCAGGAATCCGTGCTGACGGCAAAAGGCATCGCCTTGAATGCCAAAGCACAGGCCGGTAAATGCACCATCAAGCTGACCAAAGCGGCGGCTGGCGATGGTTCGTATTCCACCGGCGAGGACATCTCCAAAAGGACCGCCCTCAAGTCCGTAAAGCAGACCTTCCCGCTGACCACGGTCACCGTCCAGAACAAGTCCAACATTTTTGTAAAGTTCGTAATGACGAACAAGCAGGACAGCGGCAATCTGGCGAATGGCTACTATGTCAAGGAAGTCGGACTGTATGCAACAGACCCGGACGAAGGAGAAATCCTCTACGCCATCGCCATCGGCGTGGAAAATCAGTGGGATTATATGCCCGCCTACAATGACCTGCTGCCGTCCACCATCACCGTGGACTTTTTGACAGAGGTCACCAACGCAGAGAGTGTCGTGATCATGGCACCGAATCAAATGTATCTTTATGACGAAACCACAGGAACCAAGTTTGTTCTCGGAGTAGACAACGGTCTCCTGTATTTTGAGGAGGCAGAGTAATGGGAAAGAGCTACATCGCAGACAAGGAAACCTTGGATGCAATCTACAACGTGGTCTGTGCCGTGCCTGTTTGGGGCTTCATCGAGCATAACGCCATTCTGGCCCCCGGCCAGCGTATCGAGTACATCGGACGGAACGCAGACTTCACCCCGCTGACCGTCACCATGGGCGGCGGCTACAGCCTGAACGGTTGGGAGGGTCACCCCTGGCTCAAGGGCAACAAGCCCTACATGGTAAAGTCTGACGGCACCCCGGACTACCGGCTGGATGAATCCGACTACACCAAGCGGGAAGATGGCACCGATTCGGACGTGGCCAGCACCGATTATGACGGCGGGGCCTTCGCCTGGGCACCTAGGATCTACAAGCAGGAGTACATGGCCGGTGATGACCGGGTGGTGCTTTTCCGCATGACTGCGGCTGACGGCTTCGAGCCGGTGGGCTTTGTGGACGGAGATGGCAATGTCCTGGAGGGTGTGTGGATTCCTATGTTCTACGGTTCCATCGTGGATGAGAAGATGCGCTCTCTGTCCGGCATCCAGCCTGACTACTCCAAGACCACTGCCCAGCAGAAAACCGCCATTGATGCCTTCGGAGACCGTGCCCGGTTCTTCGGCGGCTCCATCATGAACACCTTGATCGACCTGGAGATTTTGTTCTGCAAGACCACCAACCTCCAGGCGGCCTACGGCTCCGGCAACTGCAACGGCTATGATTCTAGCCTCACCCCCACCATGGGCGTGAAGCAGAATGCAGTCATCGGAGGCGGTCAGTTCTACGGCACCAGTGATGGCAAAAGCCTGAACAAAATCTTCCACAGCATCGTGCTGGGTAGCTACCAGCAGTACATGAGAGACCCCTATCTGCTCCTGGTCAATGGCCGCTACAAGGTCAGCCCGAACTACGAGTACGATGTCACCGGGGCAACCTACATCGACACGGGCATTTCTCTGCCCAAGGTTCTGAACACGGATGGATCGCAGAAACAGGGATGGTTCTACCCCCACAAGTACCAGACCATTCCCGGTTTCGGACACGTTCCCGTCTATCCGTACAAGGGCAGCTCTTCCACAGGCGGATGCGATGGACTTTACCAGGACGTGGGGATCACGGCGGTGGCCCTTCGTTTTGGCTATTGCAACTACGGCACCGTTGCTGGTGGCCGGTGCTTGAATCTGCACGGCCCCGCTGGCGACGCCTACTGGGACATCGGCTCGGCCTTGCTTCTCTTGCCACCTGTTGGCATGGCGGTGTAACCGCCTTGCGGGGGGTCTGGGGGTGCGCCGTCCGGCGCAACTCCCCCAGGGTGTAGCAATTAGCGGAAACCCAGGATAAGAGGAAAACTGAAAAATTTAATAGGGGAACATGGAGGCGCACTCCGGGCGGTGGCCCTTCGTTTTGGCAATTGCAACAACGGCACCAATGATGGTGGCCGGTGCTTGAATCTGAACAACACCGCTGGCAACGCCAACTGGAACATCGGCTCGGCCTGTTTCTATCAAAAGCAGTAATACCCTAGGCTGAATGCCTCCATGTTTCCTACACCGCTGGTCGTTGAAACACGGCTGACCCGCCATCACTGGTATGGGGAGTGGAAATAAGTCCGATACAGGGCAGACGGTTGAGCGGTCGAACTTGCCGCCTGCAGGCGATAGAAGAAGAAATATCCCATAGGAGTATGAATGAGTAAAAGAGAACCTGGTCACAAAGAGTACAAATATCTGTATCGAAAGATGCTTTCCGAAAACCTGATCCGCACAGCCTACAAGAAGCTCCGCAAAGGCAAAACGAAGCGCAAAGAAATACAGCACATTGACAATCACCTGGACGAAGAAGTCCAGAAAATGAAGGACATGATCCTAAACACCCGGCCTCCCGGCGTGGAGGTTCCAAACCCAGAACTGGCCTACAAGCCATGCGCCAGGACACCCAAAAGGATCTTCGAGCATGGGAAGTGGCGCAAAATCTATATGCCGGAAATCCACGAACAGTGGCTGCACCACATCATCATTCTGGTGCTGGCACCCATCATCCAGGCCACGGCCTACCGCTTTAGCTGTGGCAGCTTTCCCAAGCGGGGCGCTCACTACGGCAAGAGACAGATCGAGCGATGGCTCCGGCAAAATCCAAAGGGAACCCGGAACTTCGCCAAGATGGACATCCGGCACTTCTATGACAACATCCGCCTGGACGTGTTGATGCGAGAACTTTCCATCCGCATAAAGGATGCCTGGTTTCTGTACATCATCTGGCTATGCCTTAAAAATTTCAAAAAGGGCATCCCGCTGGGCTTCTATATCTCCCAATGGCTGGCCAACTACCTTCTGGAGCCGCTGGACAGGCTCATCACCCAGACCCTCGGAATCCAGATGGACATGAGGTATATGGATGACATCACCCTGTTCCACCAGAGCAAGAAGGTATTGCACAAGGCCGTCCGGGAAGTGAAGAAGATGCTCGGCCAGAGGTTCCGGCTGAAACTGAAATCGAACTGGCAGGTCTGTAAGTTCGACTTCACAAAGAAAAATGGCAAGACCATCGGTAGACCGCTGGATTTCATGGGTTTTCTGTTCTTCAGATCTCGCACCGGCATCCGAAAGAGCATCATGCTCAAGGCCACTCGGCTGGCCAGCAGGATGCGCCGTGCAGCCGTAGCCGGGAAGAAATTCTACCACCGGCACATCTCCGCCATGCTGAGCTACATGGGATGGTTCAGCCACTCGGACACCTACGACTGCTACAAAAATTATATCAAGCCTTGCGTAGAAATACGCAAGCTGAAACACATCATCTCAAAAATCCAAAGGAGGAAGAACTACCATGACCGAATGGACAAAAGAGCACTGCTCGGAGCGGCCTGAAGAACTCCAGGTGATCGCCCCCGGCCTGTACATCCAGAGACAGAACATCGTGGAGGTTGAGCATCCGGCTGACGAAACTGCCGGAACGGATGCCTACACCGACTATGAGTGCGACTGCCGGGAGATCACGGTCTCGGAGTACCAGATGCTCCAGGCCATCCAGGAGATCGACAATGGCAAGGCCATTGACGAGTACACCATGCAATTGATCGAGGAAGGAGTGCTTTGATATGAGTATGCTGGTAAACAGCCTGAAACGGCTCTATGATGCGGGACGGCTCACCAAAGAGCAGATCGCAGAGCGGGTGGACAGAGGCACCATCACCCAGGAGGACTATGAGTATATCACCGGCGAATCCTACCCCAGCAACTGACCTAATAGAAATCGTGGAGCGACAGGCCGAAATAATCTCTATTCAGAATGAGAGCATCAAGGAGCTGTACAAGCTGCTGACTCAGTACATCGAAATGGAGGAAATCGACCGGCTCCACTCCGTGGAGTGCTTAAGAAGGGCAGGAGCGCTCTGAACCAGAATCTGTGCCCAGAGGTGGTGAAAATATTGAACACCGTAATCAGCTTCACATTCGGACAGTTGGTAGCAGGAGTTCTGGCCATCTGCGCCGGAATTTCCTGCATCGCCGCCGCCATTGGCTGGGTAATCAAGGGCATCCAGGCGGCAAAGGCTCCGGCCAAAAAGGTCGATGAGCGCCTCAAGGCTATCGAGGACACGCTGGAAAACCACAAGGGATACTTCACCAGCGACAAAAAGCGCCTGGATGCAATCGAAGGAGGGAGCCGGGTCACCCAAAAGGCCATCCTCGCCCTGCTCTCACACGGCATCGATGGCAACGACGTGGATGCCATGAGGGCAGCCAAAGCGGAACTCCAAGAATACCTGATCGAGCGGACATGAGAAAGGAAGGTACATACCATGACCAAGAAAGACATCATCCGCAAACTGACAAGCCGCAAGCTGTGGGTCGCTGTGGCCGGTTTCGTCTCCGGCCTGATCCTGGCCTTCGGAGGCAATGACAGCACTGCCGCCACCGTTTCCGGCGTGATCCTCCAGGGTGCATCCGTGCTGGGCTATCTGCTTGCAGAGGGCCTGACCGAT